GGACTGACGATCCCGGTACTGAGTTTGCCCAATGTTGTAAGGAGGGCACCGACTGGAACGTCATAACGATCTCGGCATTCGATACGCCCAACTTCACCGGTGAGCATGTGCCGCAGGATCTTGCTGAGAAGCTCGTCACTCCCAGTTGGGTAGAGGAGAGACGCAAGGACTGGGGTGAAGGTTCTCCGTTGTGGGTATCCAAGGTGCTGGGCGAGTTCCCAGACATCTCGGACGAGTATCTCATCACCCCAGCTATGATTAACAAGGGTGTCGCCCTCAATCTGCCTGGCATTGAGAAGGGCAGATACGGCGCGGACATCGCTCGATTCGGTACCGACAAGAGCGTCGTGTACCGGAATCGAGGTGGAGTGATCCGGCTCGTCGAGGCGTGGGGCATGACGGACACGATGCGGACGACCGGCAAAATCAATACGATTCTGAAGCAGCACTGGCACCTCGACCAGGTACCTCTCGTGATTGACGTAGTGGGCGTAGGTGCCGGCGTCTACGACCGTCTCAAAGAGCAAGGGCATCAAGTCGTTCCCTTCTCGGGCGCGGAACGTGCGTTCCACCCCGACAAGTTCAAGAACCGTCGTGCAGAGCTTTACTGGGGTTTCCGTACTTTGCTGGACGACAACTTGATTGACCTAGATCCGGAAGATGGCGAGCTTCTCACCCAGCTTCAATCTATCAAGTGGGTGGTAGACTCAGGCGGTCGTATCCAAATTGAATCGAAGGAGGATATGAAGAAGCGTGGAGTCAAGTCTCCTGACCTTGCAGATGCCTGCGTCTATTCGACGGCGCATAATACGCCAATGGCTGTTATGGCTCTGCCTGGCTCCTTGGCTCACGACCTGCTTCAGATGAAGCTATGATCACACTCAAGAGAACTAACCCCACGCAGAAAAAGAACTTTCGCGGTTTCGCATCCAACTACTGCGTGAGGGCTGAAGCTGCTCGCCTCAACAGAGGCTACTCTCAGCGGAGACCGGGTAGAGGGTATGGTCTCGCGCCCGAGGCCGATCAACTCGACGATTGTTCGTTCATCTGCTCCAAAGTCTTCTATTGGGCAGGCAACCGGAGTCACGTGTATCTTGAGGATCCTCTGAATGGCGACTATCGGGGCATAGGCAATACCGAGACGATCCAGGCGTTTATGACCCACGAGGTTCACAACAATAAGTTCTTGGTTGGGGATATCGCTCTCTGGGGCAAGAACGAGTGGGACACAACGCACGCGGCCATATGTCGAAAGGCGGGAGGAGCAGGCACAGCGATCTTCATGTCGCACGGACACCAGTCCTGGAACTTCAATCGGGACGCACCCAACCCGATCACTCTTACCAAGTATTCCAACGATCACTTCATAGGAGTGTTCCGGCATCCTGCGCTACTCTAGGAGATACGATGGATTACACAAAGGCTGGTCTCGCAATTGTCGTCAGTATCCTCGGAGCACTCACAGTAGCTCTCGGGAGCGGCAACACCGACTTCAGCGACATCAGCGCCCAGAAGTGGATCATTGCTGCTTTGGCAGTGGTTGGTTCTGGCGGACTCGTTTGGTGGACGGAGAATGGGCCGTATGCTCCGACAATCAAAGCGATTATAGCTTTCTTGTCGGCAGGCCTCAGTTCTCTCGTGATTGCCCTCGAAGACAATCACATCAACCAAGCCGAATGGTTGACCGCTCTCAGCGCAGCCGTTCTAGCGACCGGGCTTGTCTATCAGTCAGCAGGTCCAATGCACACCGAGGCGGCACCGCAGTTAGTAGCTCCGAATCAACCAGAAGTCAATCCAGTGAAATAGAGAGGTAAGCAATGCCAAGGGCCAAGACAACTACGAAAACCGGCGCCAGGGCTCCCACCACGGAGCTAGGCGCCATCCTTGGTGGCGCACTGTCACCGGCCGGCATGGCTCCGTGGTCGTCGTACTTCGACGATCAGGAGTTCGTGCCGGAGTTGGTTTGGCCCCAGTCCGTACAGACGTACGAGATGATGCGGACTGACACGCAGCTAGCGGCCTTGTTCAACGCGACGCTCCACGCGCTCTTGAAATTCAAGTGGTGCATCGATCCGAATAGCGCTGATGATGAAATTGTCAGGAAGTGCTCTGAGGACTACAATCTGCCCATCGAGGGTGAGAAGGTGGAAAGTCGTCGAAGGTCCAAGCGCAGGTTCGTCTTCCTGCATCACCTGCGCAGAGCGATGTCGGCCGGCATCTATGGACACTACTACTTCGAGCAGGTCGGATACATAGGGCAGCCGAACAATCTGCCGGACGACGGCCTGTGGCACCTTCGCAAGCTCGCGGAACGCCCACCCAGGACAATTCAAGAGATCAGGGTTGCTACCGACGGCGGACTAGTCAGCATCGTACAGAACACCCACAAGGGTGGGATGACCAACTGGGGAGACCTGCCGGAGATCCCTGTGGACAATCTTGTGGCATACGTATGGGATCAGGAGGGCGCGAACTGGGTGGGCAGATCCTGGTTCCGCGAATGCTACAAGAACTGGGTGATCAAAGATCGCCTGATGCGGATCGACGCCATCAACCACGAGCGCGCGGGAGGGGTTCCGTACATTGAGGCTCACCCTGGCGCGACGTACGACGAGATCAACCAACTGAACAAGATGGCGCAGTCCTTCCGGATCGGCGACACTGCCGGCGGTGCGGTACCGGCGGGCGCGAAGTTCAATATTGCTCGTGGTACGAACTCGAGTGTTGTCGATTCGATTCGCTATCACGACGAGGCTATGGCCAGGCGCTTCATGCTAATGGTGATGCAGCTAGGTCAGACCGAGACGGGCAGCCGTGCATTGGGCACGACGTTCGCGGAACTGTGGGCAGGAGGGCTTGCTGCCATCGCAGACTGGATTTGCGATACCTTTAACGAACACGTCATCGAGGACGACGTGGACTGGAACTGGGGAGAGGAAACTGAGCAAGTACCAAGGCTGGTCTACGAAGTTGACCCGATGCTCGCCGTCGAAGACTTGGCGGCAACAGTTACTGCAGGCGTCATTGTCATCGACGATGACCTTGAGCATTATGTCCGAAAAGAGATGGGCTTGCCGGAGAAGGGCACGCCGAGGTTGAGCCCGGAACAGAAGCTCGCTGAGGACACGCTAGAGTTGGGAAAGAAGACCCAGGAGGATTCTCACAAAGTTGCGCTGGAGGCCGCGAAGAACCCGCCACCAGTGGCAAAAGCGCCGGCAGCCAGCAAACCGGCAGGCAAAAAGGTATCGGCAGGCTCTGCCAGGGGCGCTCCCTCCCGTCATCCTGCCGATACCCCTGACGAAGACCAACAAGAGGAGGAATGATGGCAGGTCTGCTCGGCAGCGGCTCTCCCAGAAGGAGCAAGACGCAGGTGAAGACCCAAGGCGGTAGGGGCAACATCGATACGCTCGATGCTGGCCTCAGCCCCGCAATGCGCGGTACTCCCGCGAAGGTCGAGGAGCGCATGTTCTATCTTCAGCAGGGATACTTGCTGAGCAAGCAGCTGAAGAAGAACAAGAGTTCAGGTATCAAGCCGTAATGAGAGTACTCAAGAATCCGGATGGGACTTGGCGCGTTACTGACGTGCCGATTGTCTCCACGGGGATTGAGTATCCTCTCGGCACTGGACTGACCACGTTCACTGACGTTCAACTGAAGGACGCAGTGTCTGCTGCTACCACCGATCCTGCGGTGGTAGCTCCCAGGATCAAGCTAGGGCATACCTCAGAGTACAACGACATCCTCGTAGGAGAGGCTGAGCAGGCATTCGGCCGCATTGATGTCGAGACGATGAGGATGGGCGACAATGGCCAGACGATCTTCGCAGACTACACCGGCATGCCGGAGTGGCTCGCGTCGGTTCTCCCTATGGCGTATCCTAACCGATCAATCGAGGGCAACTTCGATGTCGAGACAGTTACAGGCAAGCAACACGGGATGGTTATCAAAGCCGTATCTCTTCTCGGTGTCAGGTGGCCTGGTTGTCAGGTGCTTCCTGATCTGCCTCTTTGGTACGGCTCTACAGTCCCGGAAGGTGCAGAGATCGACGCAATTGTCACGGCACCAGGAGGAGGGATGGCAGATAGGATCGAGGCATTGGTTGACGTTGATAGAGCGAAGCGAAAGTTCTATGCCGAGTACGCGGTAGCAGACAAGACTCGGTGGTGGATCCGAGGGATCAAGTTCGACAGCAATGCCGGGCTCCAGCTGATCTGCGACGACGAGAGCAACGGTAATCTGTACCGTGTTCCCGTCGAGGTTGATGAGGAGAAGATCGTGTTTGGGGATCCGATCCAAGTGACGGAAGAGTTCCCAGACAAAAGCTTGGCGGCGTCCGCTGTCATGGCTGGCATGAGCATGTTCGACGAGGACATGATCGTGTATGCATCTCGGGCGGAATCACGCCCGGACAACTCGAACCAGGAAGGAGCCACCATGGACGAGGCAACTCGTCTCGCCTTGGCTACTCATCTTGGTCTGTCCGAGGATTCGTCCGAGGAACAGATCATGCTTGAGGTTGCCAAGAAGAATACGGCTCTGGCCGCTGTGCAAGCAGGCAGAGGCGAGCCGGGAGCGGAAAGCGCAGGCACAACGGAAAGTGAAGAGGGCGAGCCGGCAACCGGCGAAGAGGGCGAGCAGCCCGCTCCCGTGTCCAATCCGGATGACGAGAATGGTGAGGGTGCCGAGGCATCCGCTCCGGAGATCATCCATCTCGACAAGCAGGCGTACGAGGAGTTGAGGGCAGGAGCTTCTCTCGCAACTCGCCACGAGCAGGAGAGGCAGACGAGCCGCATCGCAGCCACGGTGGCTGAGGCGGTATCCGTCGGAAAGATCCCTCCCGCGCGGAAGAAGAGTTGGGAGACTGCTCTTGCTGCAGACTTCGACGGCAACAAGGCACTACTCGATTCGTTGGAGGCTGGGCTAGTACCCGTGCACATGCGTGGGACTGCTGGCAATGCCGGTGACGGGGAGAGCACAGACACGGGCGAGGGACTGCCGGACAATTGGTTCCCGGAGATCGCCGCGTCCCGTGCATCAAAGGGCCGGGACAGGCGCGTCCTTCAGGCCAGGGAGGGCTAGGCAATGGCGAACGATTGCATTCCGTTCCAACGTCCTGGCGAGGATGTCACGGCGCAAACGACCGCGATTGTGACGGGCAAGAGGATTGTTGCCATCTCTGGTAACCGCACCTCTGGTCCAGGGCTCGCCAACACGGCGGATGGATCGAACGTGAAGGTGGCGCACTGCAACGGTGCGACCACTGCTCCCTTCGGAGTGTCGAAGTATGACGCTGCGTCGGGTGCCAAGGTCGGCGTCATCCGCGAGGGTGTCGTCCCGATCACCGCAGGTGCGAACATCACTGCGGGCGCTCAAGTGATGGCAGACGCGACTGGTCAGGCCATCACGTACGTCTGGGCAGGTGCAGCGGTACCCGTCGTTGTCGGCATTTGTCTTGCCGATGTCCTCAGCGGGGCGGACGCGGAAATCGCCCTCAAGCTCACCTAGAGAGGAGGAAGGTCAAAGTGAAGAAACAACTCTGGGTTCCGGGGCAAGAGGGCATTGTCAGCGAGGGCGTTCGATTCGAGGCTCTTGTAGCCAACCCCGTTGCACACCCGCTCGGCCCGCCGACGATCACCGGTACGACGATGACGGTCGATTCGGCAACAAAGAGCCCGACCAGGATCACCCGCACGTTGATGGATCTCACTCTGCAGAGGTTCTTCGCAGATCTCGTGTTCACCAATGCAGGCGGCGTTACTGGTGGTGCTGTCGTCTACGACGAGGTCATCTCCAACGATCTCTACCTCGACCGAGACATCCAGCGCGTTGCTCCCGGTGACGAGTTCC